AGTATTAGGTTCCTGTATAACACCATTTAAACTAACGATAAGTTGAGCAGCATGGTTAGGGTTAACAGCACTCGTACCACCTTTAGTTACAAGGGTATAGTCTTTTATACTTCCGTCATATACAGCAGTCCCATTATTAGCAGCATTCCTTAAATCAAGTATTGAATAGTTACCTGTAGATGATATAGCTTTAAATGCTGTAAGTGTATTGTCATACACCTTCATCTCATCATTACCTTGATCATACCAAAGATCACCTTCTTCTAGAGCTGTACCATCAGCTTGTGTAGAAGGAGCACTAGTTGCTACTTGATATCTATTATTAAAATCATCAATAGCAGTTTGGATATTACCAACACCTGCTTCATTAGGTATTAATTTATGATAGTCATATGTATGTAAGGTACTTGTTGTCTGTACCTGGAGTCCTTGTCCTGTAGATAGGTTTGTATTATTTAAAGTACTAGGGAATCCATTGATAGTAATAGTTGCGTTGTTGGCTACATTACCATTAGATACTGTAGCTACCCCACTACCATTAATCGCTAGACCACCTGCGTCTCCAATAGACACAACAGTACCAGTTCCATCACTAGGATCTGGGTTAGCATTTGGGAATACAGTTTCATTAGCAATAGCAACGAAACCACCTAAAGCATTAGTGACTGAAAGGATTTGATCGTTAACGGCTTTTGCAGACGGTAACTGAGTATCAGTAGAGCTACCGCTAACTGTCGTGACAACGCTCTTGCCATCCAGCAAGTTAAGCTCTGCAGTAGTAGAGGTAAGAGCTGTAGAGCCCGCCAAAACAGAAGCAGTACCTGACTGCATACCAGCAAGCGTTGTGAGTTGAGCATTATCTATCTCTGAAGTGGTTACTGAATTAGCTGCTAAGTGTGAAGCATCGAGAGGTGAACCAGCTATAAGTGATTTGATCTCAGCTATTGTTTGATCTTCAGTAGCCCCAGATTCAATACTATCAAGCTTGACATGATCACCATCTGTAAATACATTACTATCAGAAGCATTTCCTACTAATACTCTTATCTCTGCAGCTGTTTGATCATCTGTAGCATTAGCATCTATAGCCGCTAATTTACTCTTCTCAGCATCAGTATAGGCATTAGTATTTGATTCTGCTTCATAAGCTGCTTTAATTTCAGCTCCTGTTTGATCAGCTGTAGCTGCAGTTTCAATACCATCTAATTTAGTACCTAAAGCTGCTATATCACGACCATCAACATTCCCTGAAACAGCAATGTTACCAGTAATTGTTGTAGCACCTGCAGATAGATTACCACTAGTAGATATAGCTTGTGCCCCAAAGTTAGGACTGATTTTAGTACCTGCTATAGCTGCAGAAGCATTAACATCAGCATTAACAATAGTTCCATCAAGTATTTTAGATGATATAACAGCATTGTCTGCTAATTGTGTAGATGTAATACTACCCGCTTTTATATCACTAGCTAATATTTTCTGTCCTTGTCTTTCTTGTGCAGCATAAAGTATCTGCGTTTCATTATTATTTAGGTCTGTAGCTCTGATAGAAGATCCTGCAGCAAATGTTGCTTTGGATGTGTCTACATCAGTTTCTCTATAGATATGTATGTTACCAGTACCTGAAGTAGGGTTGCTATTAAATTTAACACTCCCTCCATCTATCCAGTAATCATTATCAGTTTGACCAGTTGTATTTTCAGTTTTTAAGTCCCAGACGTTAGTAGATGTATTCCATACAGCTACTTTAACATCGGACGTTTTATAATATGGAAATGTAAAGGAATAAGTGGTGGAGCTTATACCATTTTTAAATTCTTCAGTTGTTACGGTCATAATTAGTATTTAATACAGGCTAAAAGAGCCACGTTTCTTGGTCTTGTTTCTGTTCCACCGCTACTATTTGATACGCTTATACTATGTGAGTGCAGTCCAGCTGTTGATTCATTTATTGTATGATTATGATCTGCTCCAGGTTTAGTTGGAATTGTAGCACCAGACCAATTATCCTCATTACCGCCTTCTGGGGAGTTATCTATCCCGTCCCAACTAGCAATAGTTGTTACATCGTCCTGGCCGGAATTACCTGATAGATAACCACGAGGTGTATACAATTTAAGGTTCCCTGAGTTATTAGTAGAAACACTATGTGTATGGTTCCCTTCATTACCCATTGTAGCAGAGTGATTATGTGCTACAGTATCATCATCTTGAGTACTTCTTACTGATCTACTTGAATCTACACCTCTACCATCATCTAAAGCTCTAATAAATTCACCACGTAAGTCAGGTAAATTACCACCTACTATAGCATATAAACCAGAGAAATCAGAACTAATACCTTGTACGGTACCGCTACCGTTTGGAATACTATCTCCATTAGCTTTTAAATAGCCTGTAGGAGCTGAACTACCAGCATACCATATAACTGCACCTGGAGGGGTGAAACCATATCCTGCTGCGTTTGTCTGGCTTATCTTAGTGGGGTCTACAGCATCGTCAGCTATCTTTACAGTTGTTACTGCATTAGCTATTAGCTTATCAGAAGTTACAGCATTATTAGCTAACTTAGTTGCATCAACTGCAGTAGCAGCTAGTTGGGAAGTAGTGATAGATAAGCTAGCAAGCTTACCACCAGTAATACTTCCATCAATTAGCTCATTATTACCAATACTGTTGTCTGCCATGTTAGCATTTTCAACAACATTGTTTTGAAGCTGCCAGTCAGATGAACTATTAATCTGTAAGTCACCTTTATCTCCTAAAGAGAAAGCAACTGAGTTATCTTCTTTTAATGTACCGAATTCTTGTGCTGAATATAATAACTGGGTGTTGTTATTATTTAAATCTGAAGCTCTAATAGAACTACCAGATTGAAATGAAACGTTTAAATTCTCTATATCTGTATCTCTGAAGATACGTACAACTTCAGTATTATTAGGAGCTGTGTTGAAATTAACAACGGTGCTAGCCCCTAATTGTACAATTGTATAATCTGTATTGAGAGATTTAGTAACTCCCTGTAGTTGTACTCTCAGATCAGTTGTAGCTAAGAAAGGGAAAGTAACATTAAAATCCCTATTACCTGTCACTGTCTGAGTGTGGCTAACTTCCGTTGAATAAGTCATTTACCTATGTTTAGTGTTTTCTGTAAGCCAGAGTCTTCGTAGAGCTGGTTTAAATCACCAGTCTGTTGATTATGTAAAGCCTCATCAATAGCATATTCTCTTTCTCTAATACCAGATCTCATTGGTTCATCTAAACTATTCTCTGCTAATTTTTTAGCATGTTCATAGGCTAAAGTAAGTCTAGAATAAATATTAGCATATTTAGCTTTATCAAGTATTGAAGATGGTATAAATCCTCTACGTTGTGCTAAGATAATACTTTTAAAACCTTTATATACTGTACCATCAGGAGCAGTATAAGTTAGTTTAGCAGCATCTCTCATTATCTCATTTATTTTACTTTTATAATAACCTTCTTCACCTATCTTTGTATTGATAGCAGTTATCTCATGATTCTCTAGTACTGCACCTCTTTGGCTCATACGCATTGTAGGAGTACTGTTGAATTCTATATCAATTAAGAATTGATTTTCTTTTGAAGGTAAAGATGTTACTTTCATTGGTCCTCTATTAAAGATTCTATAGAACCAATTAGGTTCACCACCTACTTCGTTACCATCTACAGGATCTACTACAGAAGGTAAGGCACGTTCAGGATCAAAAGCATCTAAATAAGCATTTCTATTTCTTAAATTCTGATCTAATTCAGAACGTAATTGACGTAATTGAGGATATAATATTTTACCAATTTCATTTCTTAAACTACCTAAAGGTACTAAGTTATTACCAAAGGAACTAGCCCATCTAGTAGCAGCTGCTCCATTACCTTGTAATACATCAAACATAGGTTCTAATTGAGATAGAACTGATCTATTAGTAACAGCTGAACTTAATACAAAAGCTGCTTTATTAAATAAATCTTCCTGAATAGCAGTAGTTAAAGTATCAGCATTATCAACTATATCTAATGTTAAAGATAACCAGTCTCCTACTGGACCCATCCATTCATAACTAACTTGTTTGTTAGTACCTGGTGCTTTACATGACTTAGGTTTCCATCCTCTACGGATTCTAGATTTCTGTACATCCTTTTTATAGTGACCATTACCAGTACATCTGTCATTAATACCTGCCATACCAGCCATAGTCACAGCTAAACTTCCTATAGCAGCCTTACCTTTAACTTCATATCTAAGCATTTCAAAGGTATTCATAGCAAACTCATCTACTGGTTTACCTTTAGCTTGTAATATACTAGATATCTCGTCAAATGAGAATTCGTTTAATTTCTTCCTACCTAATGGACCCCACATCTTATGATAATCAGAAGAGAATACACCAGCTGGACTCCACTTACCGAATGTATCTATAACATTAGCTGTAGTTCTAGGGAACCATATAAAGGTTCTAGCAGCAGGGAATCGTCTAATGAATTTATTCATACCATCTACAATAGGAGAATCAGCATTTAATGCTATTTCACTTGTAGCTGCATTCACTGCTTTTTCATTTAATAGGCCATTAGAATCAAAGAAACTATCATATATTTCATCAACAGCTTTTTTGAAATTCTTATCTGTTATTTCAACACCTTCTTGTGCTAACTTATTGAAGGCTCTGTATTTAGCTTCAGTCATGCCTAATATTGATTTAGAGAAACCATCCAATGCTGACATTGAATTACCTCCAAATCTAAGTACAGGATCTTTAGCTAAAGCATCTAAGTCATCAAATACTTTAAGCATCATTTGACCGCCATACTCACCATTCTCTGCAGCTGCATCAGACCAAGCTCTAATAGCATCTAATCCTTTTTCAGATTCTCTTGCTATATCACCACGCATCATGTAACTAACTTCTTCAGGATTTATAGAAGCTTTTCTAAATACTAATCTTGCATGATCCATAGATTTCTGCAAGGTATCATCAAATGAGAAATGAGCTACCATAGCTTTTTTAACAGCTGCAACATCACCTTGTAAAGCAGCACCACTAATAGTAGCTAAACCTTTTCCTAATAAACCAGTTAAGTTACCTACTCCAGCATTAATTGGTGTAGCAATAGCTGATAGTGCAGAGTTAAATATAGTACTCCACATTGCTTTATTTACAATAGAAGGTACTTCTGGGTTAGCATCATATAAAGCTTTTTTAAATGTAGCTAGATTTTCTCCTGCCCAATTATGTAGTTTATATAGACTATCTACATTACCATCTGTCATTTCGTTTGCTAACAGTAATGGTCTAAGGAATTCAGGTTTTTCTAATGCTACAGCTTTTATAGTATCTGTCCATTCTTTAGCTCTAGGTATAAGTTCTGTTAATCTACTATTAGTATTATTTAAAATAGTATCAGCAGCAGCATTAATGACTTCTTTATCTCCAGTTTTTACAGCTTCTTGCCAAGCTCTCATATTAGACAACATGGAATTAGCTTCAAAATTAGCGAGTCCTTTTTCTACCATTAATACTTCTAAACGATCAGCCATTAAATCAATAGTTCTTCTAACAGAATCTCCTCCTTCCATTAATCTAGCACCTTCTAACATATCAGCAATCTGACCGCCTTCTGAAGTTACTAAATAACCACGTGCTTTATGTACATCTAGATCTAACATCTGTTCTTTTAGATCTTTGATGGCACCAGAGATACCTTTCTTACCTACAATTCTAATCGCTGATTCATCAACTGCTTTTTTAAACTCTTCTAATATACCTAATATATCATCAGTATCTACTCTAGGATTTAATAATGTAGCAGCTAATTTCTTACCAGCTTCATCCATCATCTTAGCAGTAATCAGTTTGTTTGATTTTAATCTTTTACTGAAGTTACCACCTTCTTTTAATTGTTGTGTTAACTCTGATACTAATGTTCTATTACTTAGATTTTCTAATTCAATTCCTTCTTTTCTAGTAGCTTCGTGTATAAGATTACCAATCCTACCCCATCCAGAATCTATATTATTCTGTACTTGAGCAGCATCTACTTTAGCATTTATTATACCACCAGGATCTTTAGTTCTAACTAAAGTCTCACTTTCAGTATATAGATCATAGTTTATTGATCCACCATAATATTTATTCAGAAGTTCTAATTCATATTCTTTTCTAGCATAGTTTCTTAAGACAGCATCTTGAATTGGATTGTCTGGATCAAATACAATATCAGTAAATTGATCCTTACCTAGTTCGTCTAAGTTTTTAACTCCACCTTCTTTAGATGGTATAAGTTTAGAAGTCCTCTTTATACTTCTACCAGCACCAGTTAGATAAGCTGCTCCTTCAACTACACTAGATAGTACACTAAATAAAGCACCTTCAGCTACATTCTTAGCTCTCAGTTCTCCTGCTTTATCATCTTTAGTTGAAGCTACACTATTAGGTATCCATTGATATGTTTTAGGCCAATAGTTTTTTAAAGTACCTAAGAAGTTATCATTTCTTTGGTTTTGTTCAGCAACAAAATCTGTTAAGCCACCAGTAAAGATATCAATACCAGCCTTAGCGAAGTATTGAAAGGAAGCTTTGTTACCTAATGAATATAACCAAGGAGCTTTTTGAGCCATACTACCTGCTGCATGATATTTACTAGCAGCATTGATAGCCATAGATCTTAGACCTAATGATGGTATGACAATTCCTGAAATGTTTCTTAAGGCTTGTGTAGCGTTACTTTCATATTTAGGTAGTTTAGGTATTTTAGTACTATGACCTACTTCTAATAAATTTAGAGTATCTATAATAGTATCAGTAATACCTACAACAGGAGCAGCATTTCCATATAGATTTCTACCTGTACCTTCAAGTATATCTTGTGCGGTGCCTACAACCCCAGGTCTTCCTGGGTCTCTACCCTCTGCTATGCGGTCTTGGTAGACCTGTTCCATGCTACGGATACCTTCACCGCTTGTCTCTTGTATTGTTCCTTCCGTAGAAGGTTGTTCAGATTCTATTGCTGGTGATTCGTTAAGAATCTGAATATCATCAGGGCTTTTAGGTGAACTAAGGTTCTCTAAATCTTGATCTAGATTCTGTTCACCTCCTAAATCCCCATAGGTATTAGCCATAATTGTTCATTGTGTCAGTTGTATCATCAGGTAGATCAAAACCTTTTTCAGTGTTTTTGTTTAATTGATCTTCAAAGGCATCAGCACCTTCTTCTATTTCATCTAACCATTCAGTATTTTGAGATAAATAAAATAGTATTCGTTTCTTCTGGTCGTTGTTTAAATAACCCCAACCTTTTATTGTTAATAAATTTTTTAATTCAGATGCATCTTTACCATTTGGACTATCTCTATCAAAAGAATTATATACCATATCCAAACCTTTTATCATAGAATCTTTTGCTCTTTGTTTCTTTTTCTGATTACCATCGAATTCAGCAACATTTTTTAAATTTAACGCACCTGTCCAAGAATCATGACTCGGATTTTTTGTGTATATATCTATAGAATGTTGTAAAATATCTGTTATATCAGTATCAGGGAATTGTTGCATCATAAATTCCATTCTATCTGACATATCACCAGTAAGGAATGTATGCTGTATATCTTCTTTAGTTAATAATGGTGTACCTGATTTCAAAGTCCAACCTTTAAACCCTTGTGCTTGAGTTTGCCAAGTTTCATAATTTGCATCAGTATAATTAGACCCTCTACCAAGAGTTGCTATATCTCTACTTTGATCTATATAATTACTAAAGGTATTAGTGGTAGAATCTATAGAATATAAACCGTCTCCGTCTGTAGTACCGCCTCCTCTAGAATCCCATAGATTCCTTTTATAAGTAGATACTATAGTATTGATTTCAGTATTAGGATTAACTAAATTACCATCATCATCATATTGAGCCCAAACTAATTGTGCTCTTAATGCTTCACCTTGGTTATCAATTTCCATAGCAATTTCACCAGAAATTCCTGTACCTTTTACTTCCATACCTACTTTCCACGGTACAGCTCTTTCAGGTGCATTCATGATGATACTATCCATACTACCTTTGGATATTCCGTACATCTTTTCTGATTCTAATAATTGAAGTTTCCTTTTTCTTATAACTTCCCTAGCTTTCTCATTAGGTATTTTATTTATCTCTTCAAGAGATGCATTAGCAATTTTTACAGGTGTATATTCTTTTAGAGTACTAGTATAATGATCTGCTGTTTGAGCGAATATATTTATATTCTTTAACTTACCAGCATTTTCTAAGCTTAAACCTTTTCCTACTAATGAATCAATCTCTGCATTATAGTCTTCAGTAGATTCAAAAGAGCCTGGTGTTAATGCTTTAGTTCTTAAATCAAAAGCTTCTTTCTTTACGATTGCATCATTTCTAGCTTGCTTTCTACCTGCTCCTATTTTACCAGCAGCAACTAATTCATTTACTTGTTCTTTACTGAAATAAGCTTTACCTACATTATGAGCAGCAGGATGTTCTATATTAAATCCAAAATAACTATTTAAATCATCTAAGGTTATATGTTCATCCATTAATAACCTTTCTAATTTATTAGAAATAGCCTGGGTAGCAGATTGAGTTGCTGTAAACCCTTCTTGTGGATTTTCTGTGAATTGCTGTACAAGATCAGAATGTGTTGAATCTACAAAACTACCAAAAGATTCTGGGTCTCCACTTCTAGTAGATAATTGCTCAAGAAAATTTAAATCCTTATTAGAAGAATACTCAGTATTACTTTTAGCTATATCAAGATTTCTAGCTGTAGAAGATTTTCTATCTAACTCACCTAATACATTAGCAACTAAAAATTCATCACTAAGTTGTAAATGAGATAATTGTCCTATTTGCCATTTTTTACGTGCAGCATCTTTATCAGCTCCTTTGAGAGTAAGACCACCAGACTCACTTAGATGTGCATTGAATCCACTATCATTTACTGATGCCGCTATAGTTTTCCTTGCAATTAATTCTTGTGCAAAAATCTGTTCTTTAGCTGATAGATTTTCTAATCCTTTTGCAAGTTCAAGCTTACCATCTGCTTTAAGTTTTTCTATAACATCTCTTGTTTTAACATCACCTTTAATTATATCTTTTTTTATTAATTTATAAGTATCATTAAGTGTTTTATAATCCTCTTCTTTGAAAGCATTTTTAGCCCATTTAACTTGGAATGCAGATCTATCTTTCTCTTCGTTCGCTGCTCTAGATTTCTTTACACTTTGTACAAGACTACCTGCAGAAGTAGAAAACTCAGCAACTTTTGCAAGGTTATCTACAAAGTTATCATTATTTACTTTATCAACCATCTGCTTATCTCTTTGTCTGAGATTAGCATGATGCTCTTCTAACTGTTTAGACTGTCTGGCATAGATTTTCTCTAAAGATGTAGCCCAATCTATAGGGGCTTGAGGATAATATTTAGTCATAATTAATTAGTCCCATAATCCTGCACCACCAGGTCCAAGACCTCCAGCTATACCTGCAATAGAACTACCGATACTTAAAGCATCCATAAATGATGCCATACCTACATTCTGTAGTACAGGTTTTGGAGGTGCCATATCAGGGTTCTTAATGAAAGCAACCTTAGCAAACGATTGTAACTGTTCAGCTCTAACTCTACCAGCTGCTTGAGCGCCTTCTTTACTAAGACCTTTAGCTGCTTTAGTTAGTTGGTTAGCTCTACGTTGTGCATTCTTCATATAATTACCAAACTCAAGAGCACTTATTCTATCACTAGATCTACCTAATCTACCTGCAGCTTTCATATCAGCACCTTTACTTTTCTCAAGGAAGTCTTTCCAGTCAGCTTCGTTTGATTGGAAAACTTGATCAACTAACTCCCCATGCTTCTCTTGTATATCTGAATAGATATTAGCTAACCCAAGGTTGCTAGCATCTATCCCTTGTTCATGTTGGATATGCTGAACGTTAGTTAAACTTAACGTTTGCATCCAATTACGTTCACGCTTTTCGAGTTTATACTCGTAGTCACGCATCATCGCCTCATTGGCGGCTTTAGCCTTAGCTCCTAAACACACGGCAAAATTCTATAAAGGATAATTGTTTTGGTCCATGTTTAACTTCTCTTAGAAATTTAAATCCTAAGAACTGTAATAATTTTAAATGGACCTTGTTTCGTTTATCAACAATGTTCCACAGTAACTTCTCTTGTCTACCTTCTACATAACGCTTCGCTTCTCTAGCAAAGGTTAGTGGGTAGTCATGAATAGCGGGTGTACATAGCATCCAGATTTGTCCTCCAGCATCGACTCCAGCCATACCAGCAGTCTTGCCGTTAGGCACTACGAAGTATACGCAAGAGGGTTTTTGAACGGCATCTACTAACGCTTCTGTGGAATCTATCCCGTGACCTTCTTCGACCTCTAGTCGGTCAGCAGGGAGTAGATTAGAGGCTACTTCTAAGGCAGCCTCCATTGTGATTGGGTGAATGTATTTAGACACTCTTATAATTTTGGTTGGTATAATCCCCTTCCCATGTCATTGAATACAATGTAGCAGGTGTGGGGTGTGTCGATTTAAGTGTTAAAGTTAAGTTCTTATTCTTTTCATATGTAGGTATAGATCTTGTTATTTGTTCATTGATACCTACTCTATTAGCACCATATTGATCAGCTATAGGAGGTTCCCACGTTTCAGTGTATTGTGGTTTACCAGTTCTATCTAAGATAGTAGTAAACATACCATTAGCACCAAAGTTAAGTTTAACTCTATGTACTACTAAAGAACCATGTGTAATATTCCTGTAACCTTCACCTGCTTGTTGCCCAAAGTATATAGTTGGGAATTCAACTTGCATATCAAATTGATAACCAAGTATTATATTATAGGCAGGTGTTACATCATCATTAGTATTACCATCTTCTACTTCTTGAGGATCATAGGTCTTCCAGTTGCCAGGTAGTTTTACCTTAGTAACACCACTCTCTACAAATGTAGATACGTTCTGACTATAACCTTGGAAGTGATCATCTGAAGAACCTGGTAAAGCATAGACTGCTAGCTGTCCTGAACTATTATTAAAACCCGTAGGTAAATTAAATTTTGTCCAGTCATTTGCAGCGTCATATGTTATAGAAGATGAAGCAATTAATGTACTGTTATCTAAATGGATTCTATATGTGATATCATCTAATGCATTTGCTGTAGCCATATCATCTGTAACTTCTCTATCATCCTCACCATATTTTAATGGGAATGTCTGTAGTACATCTTTACTACCATTTCTAACTACTACAAATAATGAATCATCTAATACTGCATGATGTTGGATCGTACCCATTAACTCCCATGTAAACCATGCTTGTTGAATACGTTTTGAACTAGTATTAAAATACTTATATCCGAATAGAGTATTAGAATCTTTCTTACTAAAGAATATGATACCATTCTCTCTGGAATTAGATACAAGGTCTAGATCTTTATCAAATAATTTATTAACAACTTTACTTTGGTCAATTACTATAGGCTCACCTTCACGTAATACCTTAGCTACTTCCCAGAATCTAGAATACTTACCAGCATTATCTAAGAATGCTATAGTAGTACCCATTGATATAGGATTAGTTTTAATATTAAAGTTATAGGTAGATAATGCATTGATCTTAGCAGTCTGTGGACTCAAGACATCAGAGTCAGTAGTCAACATAAACTGTTGGTTCTTAGTAAATAATACAAGACCACTGTTTACCTGTATACCATCGTATACTATAGCAGGAGTTTCAGAACTACAAGATAAATCAATAACGTCAGAAGCAGTATATGTTATAGCAGAGCGTGGCCAGAAGTTATAGAAGTCTCCAGGTTGAGACATGATTACATTCTCATCGCTGAGCATAACCAATCTATTCCTAAAGAAGATCATTTTGTTTATCTTCTTACCTACAAATGAAGGTTCAGGTACTGTTGTAGTATTACCACAAGGACATTTATCCCATACAATTTGATCTACTTCAAATACAATTTTATTATTAGAAGAATCATAAGTTCGTACTATTTGTATAGGCATAGTACCTTGATTCAATTCTACTAGACGACCAGGTGCAGGACATTCTTCCCAAGTACCAGGTCCATCTAAATAAGAACCGTCTGATTTCTGACGTCCAAAGAATTTAACAAAGTAATCATCTTCATTAGCTATACTATTTTTAACTTTAACTACATAACCATGTTTACACTGTGTAGGTAAGTCAGCTATATCATTACACTCACCAGTAATTACATTTAATAAATCTCCTGTTGGAGAAGTTGCATTAAATACTGTACCATTAGTAAGATATATACCATTACCTATAATCTTAACTTCTGATGAAGTGAACTCACTAGTTGCTACGATATCAGTTTCTAAATCACCAAGTATGCTTTCAGCTGTAACAGTTGTTTGTGTATCAAATGATGTAGGAGTAGGTCTTATTATACCTAAGTTACCTTGTATTTGAGATGTACTAGTATCTTCAATAGTTACCTTATAGTAAGCATCTTTCATCCATACATAGAAGTAATCACCTGTAGCCCAACCTTCACCACCATACATTAAATCATGTGTAGTAGTATATCTAGCTTGATAAGTTGTTTCAGCATCACCACCACTACCAGTTGTATAAGGTACTGACTGACCTATGGTTGCAATTCTAAAGTATAGATGTTTTCTACCTGTAGCACCACTATTATTAACACTAACAGTATATGTATAATCACCTGATACAGAATCACTATCAGTTAATGAAGACCCAGAGCTAACTGAGAATAACCGTG